GTAAAAAGAACCTCCTTTGCAGTCCGAGATGGCAGCTGAGCAGCCGAAAATGATCCGCCGCCCTTATACCAAGGTGCTGGCGATTAAGAGCAGCGGAACAGACTTTGTTGCCCAGATGTGTAAGGCGCTATCGCGTGAGTATCTGGTCGTCAAGCATGGTATGAACACACAAATTGTTGGTGCGGATGCGCCTCCCCCAAAGGCGATGCTTTTATTGATTCCCCACGAAGGCGCGTTCCGCCTTCTCGATCGCGATCAGTCGTTCTTTGTTATGGTTGATCGGGATGGGATTGAAGTCACGCAAGATCGCTGGCCAGGCATGCGTTTCGAAACCATCGACCTGATGACTAGAGGCGTTGAGCTTATGATCGCTGGTCAACCGATAACCACGGAAGTGCGATATGGAGTTGCTGCGGGACTGGTGCCGCCCTATGTGCCGGACGAGAGCAGGTCGAAAGAGGATGAACCCGAGTTCCCAGGGGTCAAATTTATTGAAGTCGAGGGGGGGATGCGTGAGTTCAGGGAACGTCTCAAGGAGGATGCGGAAATACGAGCGTCCGCGCTTACGAGCGCGCTTCATGAGGCGCAATCTACGAGATGCCTAGGGCGCTTGATGGGAATGAGGAATGCAGACTTGGGGCGTCTGCGAATCAAAGAGATGCCGCCGCGACCTCGAGCACACACATCCCATGAGGTGATCGCGGTGCCGGCGTCAGAGACGCGCGTCTTGGCGCCACCGCCGCCACCCCCAAATCGTCCGGCGCTCACTCGCCTCGCCGCCTTCGAACCGATCCAAACGAAAACGACAGCTGCCCCGCCGCCCCCGCGCCCTCTGGTATTACCTGTGACGCGTGATTCGCAGGCCTCAACGCCCTCAACTCGAAGCCCTTCGCCCGCTCTCGTCACCGGGAGCTCCGCCGCCTTATATGATGAGCTCGTGCAAAAAGCGTATTCCTCTCTTGTCCAGCGGGAGCCAGAGTTGGCTGATTTCACCCCACAGCACCCGGAACGAGTCGGGTTGTTTAGCAAAGACTTAGGCTCATACAGTATCGACCCAATTGCCACAGAGTGCTATACTGTTGATACGTTAAAATGCAGATTTTCCCGCGGCGGCGTCGCTGAGGCTACGAGGCTGCGCGTCCTCGTGAACGACGACCGAGTGTACTTCATCCCCGAACAATAGTTCGGAGCGCGTGGGTGAACCGCTCGGAGGGGAGTTCTAATCGATAC